ATTGTTAGTATCGTTGAATCATTTCCACCACTGCTTTTCCCATTCAACGCAAAAAAATAAATAGTGACGGTTTTTCCTTCACGATAAAGCTTTGCTGATCCGGTATTCCCGTTTGTAACTGTTAAGGTTACGACTTCATATTTGTTGTCGTCTGATGTCAATACAGATTTTCCTTTTGATTGAATACCATCTTCGAAATTTTTCAATCCTTCGATGGATTGCGGTTCAGTCAGACTAACCGTATTATTCAAGCTTTTTTCAGTATACTCTGGTGTGACATCCCAGCTGTAGTCGTTCGGATTGTTACTGTCTTTCAAGCCTTCACCAAAGTATTTAAACTGACTGATATTTGGTGTGCGTGTGTCGCCTTTTTCAATCTTGAGCCAGTCAATTTGAACAGTACCATATGTTGCAGAATTAGGTTTTTGCCATAACGCTACTCTAAGTAAATTTGTCGTTTCACTAGTATTTCTGGCTGTAAAAGTGGCACTCCACACATCTGTTAATCCTTCCACAGGAAGTAAAGTTGCCTGATACTGCAACTGCTGGTAATTTGCTTCTCCGTAGTATAAGTGGAATTCTTTAGTAGCTGGCTTAGTCCCTTTTAAAGATACCGTATAAGTTTCACCTATTATTAATTCTTCTGAAATATCAAAACCAGAAATAGGATTGCTTCGTGTTATAATTGGGAACTTGGCATTCGTTATCAAATTCTCACCCAACGGTGTTTTACCTAGCCAGTAAGAGTCATCAAGTAAGTTAGGCTGATATGGTGTAGCTGTAGAGCCTTCTTCGATTTTGATGTCATAGCTCATTTCTATTTCCCCAAGTACCCCATCTTGAGCCCTAAATTGTATCCAAGGATGGTATGCTTGTGGGCTAAATGTTGGAGTAGTTCCAGTAATACTAAACTCTTTCCATTCCTGAGTTATCGAATTACTGTTAATAGGTAAGTCTAAAACAATCTTGCCAGTTCCACTGTCAACATACCTATATCTAATCAGTATAAGTTTTCCGTCAACTGGACTATAGTCCGCTCCAGCTCTAAGCTTAACAGTCATTACAAGCGTTTTATTAGAGGGTAACCAGTTAGCTATACCTCTTCGTTTATAATATAACTCTACTCCACCTTCCACTTCAGCTGATATCTTATTATATTTAAACGAGTTTTCACCCTTAGAAAGTGTTCCAGCTGAAGTATTTTGATTTTCAATTAAGTCGTATGATAGCTTACTTAACAAATTCGGATTCCCCGAATAATCATAGCCCCCAAAGTCGATGCTGTTACTGTACATCTTTTTCAGCTTGCCGAGATCGCCGATTTGCTGATTGGTTTGATCAATACGATCATTTACTTGCTTATCTGATTCATTTATCAATCTTACTAATTCGTTATATTTCGAGTAGATTTGATCGTATTGGACCTGTTTATCACTAATGAACTGATTGAAAGTGGTTTGCATTTCACTCTGTAATTTTTCCAATGAAGAAATATAGTATTTCGCTTGCTCCGAATTAATATCCGCTCGTTCTAACACGTCTATGATGAAGTTCTGAAAAGTTACTTTTTTGCCGTTAGGATCTACATATTCAAAATATGCTTGTTTGAATTGATGACTCGTGCTGAAATTTGACTTAGTGAACGTGTAACTAATTAACCCATTAGTCGAATCGATTATTTCTGGTTCTCCCTCGGTATAGTTACCGTTTGAAACTTCGCCCACAAATTTCAAAGTACCGTTTAGATTAATTACAAAAGGTGTAATTTCATCTTCCTCAAGAAGTTGTACATTGATTGTTGTGAGCCCCCCATCACCAACTCTACCAACAACACGGTGACGTAGATAAGGCTGTCTCTTATTTGCAGATAATTTAATTTCTAAATTTGCCACTCTTCCATACCTCCTAACTAAAAAGAAACTATATACCTAAGCACCATATTTGCGTTATCTCCACTTGCATTGCTTGCTGCACCTGTAAATATATTAGTATTCGAATTATAGTTTATTCGTTTACTAAACCACTTTTTGTGATAGTCATCAAATCCTGAAACAATTTCTCCTAAAACATTAGTAAAAGTTACACGCTCCTTATAAAAAGGCGTAGTTACATATCTATCCTCAATTGCTTGCCCGTTTTCGTATGGGAGCCATACTAACAAAAAACCTGAAACTGTCTGCCAAATTTTTTTTGAAGGTTGGACAGTTTGAGTATCATGCATTAACGCAGTCCCCCTCCACAAAATTTCTCCTTTAGAGAGAGTCAGCTCGTAACTATCCGATATCTTTGAGATTGAAACAGTTGATCCAGTAGAATTAACTGAGCATAGTGGTAAATTATAGACCTTATCACCATTGTTTAAATTACCTTTTATAACTTTTGTTATAAATTCTAGCTTGACTTGATTATTAGTCCATTCATATTCTTCCGATTCTGGAAGAATAGATCCAGGTATAACTTCTTGTGTCAAATCCACTGTTAATGCTATATAACCACTTGAGTTTGCTGGAACTGTTATACTTTCTTCTTGTCGAACAACGACCATACGACCTTGAATAATCGCTGCTCCTGCAGCAACTTTTACTGTTAATCCGCTTGAAGATAAATTCATAGACTGATCGTAACCATCAATAACCTGATTTTTCCGATTATATAAAACGTGATAAAGTCTAGCATCATTTTCTGCGCTTACTTTCACGTTTTCAAATTGATATCCATCCACATTGCTAACCATTTTTTATCCCCCATTATCTTCAAAATAATCCATAAAACGACTTCTTATGTTTCCGAAAGTCAATTCCACAAACTCCTTATCACTTGATATTCGCCAAGCTGTCAAAACCGACTTGTATATCTTTCCTTTATAAGAAATCGTGGCAAACATCCCTGTTTCAATCGTTTCGACATTCAAATTTTTTGCATTTCTTACAACGTTCACTTTGATTTCATGCGAATACGTATTGCCTTTCAACTCTGATTTTGCCACATCTTCGTAGGATGCTTTATCTTCTGCGGTTTGATCGTAGATATTAACCAAATTGACAGTTGGTTTCGTGATATTTTCTTTCGATCCATCTTGTGTCAAATTGTTTTCTTCGTCCAAATACCATGTTGACAGTATTATCGGTTTCTCTATATCTTTCATTGCTTTATCAACGATTAATAGCTTGTTCTCGTTTCCAGCGCCCGGCGCCTGAACAAACACATCCCAATCGCTAAATTCAGAAGAATTGTCTTTAATGTAAATTGATTCATTTACAGCACGTATGCCTGTATAAATTTTTCTGTTTTGAATTCCCTTGAAATACCATTTTACGTTGTATTTTTTGAAACCATTGAGAATATACGCACTTAACTTGTGTTTATTCGTATCGGTAGCTTGATACGAATGAGAGGTCGCACTTTCTGCTTTGACGTCTAAAATATCTTTTAGTTGTTTCGTTGGATCATTCAGCAAATAGTATTCAATCAACCGCCGGATATGCTCTTCGTAGTTATCTCCTGACACACGTGCAGTCGGTATCTCACTATCAGCTAAACTAAGTAAGCTTTTACAACTGATTTTTTCGTCTTCCTGCGACGTAATTACACCAAAATATGCAAATTTTCCACTAGGAATATATTTTGCTAGTAGAAAATCGCCTGTTTTTACAGGAACGTACTTATCCATCGTAAAGCTACTAGCCTCTTCGTTGATCTCGTCCACACCAAATTCAAAACTGTTAGAGAATAAATGTTCGTTATAAAGCATTAAATCACGATGAAAAAGCGTGACTGCTAAAATCAAAACAGATCACGCTCCTCGTATAACTCAATCTCTACGTCTGCCCCCCCAACATGAAACACAATGCTGAATTCTCCAGTTGGGGCCTGAACAAAATTAGTTTTTGTATAATCCTGTTGTTGGTAGACAGAAGATTCTACCCCTGCAATATCTTTTAAAATCGCCGTTGTATCTTCAAAAAGGCTTGATACTTCTAGAGTCTGTGTTTCAGTCATATCTATGAAGTATCCATCCGTTGCGATGATTTGTGAGTTTTGGATTACTTCCCAATACGGATTTGAACACTTCCCAATCACACGAATTTTTAGCGGGGACATCCGTTCCTTGCTATTCGTTAGGTATACAGAATTATTATTGAATTTGAATACACCTTTTTTCTCCCACAAGTTTTGAGTGTAGATATAAGATCTTTTATACGGAAAAACCTTACCACGTGTTTTCACTACATTCGGTCGCTGAATTAATTTTTCGCGTTTTACGGAATACCAGTTTGATGTGAAATATAGTTCTAAAGTGTCTGTTAGTAACGATGTTTTCGGATCGATTTCAGTCTTACTTAAAGATTTTAGACTGCATCTTCTTACCATTGTTTCGCCGTCAAAAGCAAATTCCAGTTCAAACGGACCTTCCGATAGGAACTGCACAAGTGAATTGTACAGTTCTTTTTCTCGAAACCCATGCACAGAAATGATTACAGATGACTGAAATTCAGATATTTCAACGCTCTCACTGCTTTCTCTGAAATTCCCCCACTGTCCCACATGTTCTTTTTTTACTTCAAACCCCATATTACTCAACCCAGTAGCAAAATAGTCTTCTGTGGACAAATCAATTTCTTCGTTTATTCTATTTCTCAGTAATACAGTTCGCATCTACATCCTCCTAACCAAGATCTTCTGAATATCTAAAGCTAAATCTCTATCAGTTCGGCTATTTCCTTTGAAAAATGCCAGCAATAACGATAACAGCTGATTCGTTGTTGCCGCCTGTTTTTCAATGGCTTCTAGGATTTCGTAATCACTGGAAACAGTTGTCGCATTTCCATAAGTTTTAGGAGAAACTCCTAGTTTGTCCATTGCGATAGACAATAATTGCATCGCTCTTGATCGTTTAGCCTTATCTAACGGAATAATAATTTCTGGCTTGTTTCCTTCTGCGATTTCCGCAATTTGATGTTGGTTTACAATTCCACCGTTTGCGTAACCAACTCCACGATAGGCATTTGTTAGTGAGCCATATCTTGATAGTGCGTATCTGATTGAAGCTAAGATGTTAGATAGTGGGTCAAAAATATTGCTGTTGAATCCTGGCATTGCATACTGTCTGAATGTTGGGTCAATCACTTGGAGCAACCCTTTTGATGGTGTTCCATTTTTGGCGTTAATATCCCAATTGTTAACTGCATTAGGATTACCATTTGACTCTGTACGCATTTGATTTAGTAATGCATTTAAGTTTGCAGTACTGTATTGACCGGTCATTTTCAACGCTCTAATTGCTACATTGCGCCATCTTTCTACCCCACTGCCTCCCACGCTATCTCCTGAAATTTGAGTGTTTTGTGGGTCTTTCACACCGTTTAAATGCACATGATCATAGTGATCTCCATCGGGCCATGGCTCCCATGCACCAGTTGCTGGTTGACCTGATTGTCCTGAACGGTCACGAACTTTCCCATTAGTGATTACGTAACCAATTTTGGAAGCGAATTTGTCAAAAGCGTAGTTTGCTGCTTCTGTGTATCTAGGTGAGCCTCCTGTGACGCCTGGTAATGCAATATCAATGGCATTACGTTTACCATGTGAATAAGGGTCACCTGGTCTATACCCACTAGTTGCCACAAATCCTGGGAATTTCTTCATCACAGACTTAGCAACATCAGCCAAATATTTATAGACGCCATTTGTTCCTACGGAGGTATCTAAGTTACCAGATGAGAACAACCCAGTGATTTTTTCAGTCAGTGCACTTGTTGCTTTAGATAGGATGCCTTTACCTACTTCTAATGGATACTTTGTCAATCCACCTAATACATCTAACCCCCCAAGTACTTTTCTAGCTAACGCTCCCGGGTCTGAAATAAAGTCCCACACGTCACCTACTACGTTTTTAATTGTGTGACCTACATTACCAGCAACCTTTTTCACACTATCCCACATGTTACCAAAGAAGTTAGTACCTTTTTTGTAACGATACTTAGGAGCTTTAGAACCTTGAAGTTGCGCGGTCTCTTCTGCTGTCAAGACATGCGTTCCTTTTGGTGCGTTTAGAACAACATTGCGTCCTTTAGGAATGAAGGCTCTACCATCTGGTGTGATAACTGTTTCTGCTCCACGTCCATCATTAACCATCATTGGACCATTGATTGGGTGCCCACCTGCTGGTGTACCTGTAGCGTATTGTGGTACATCCCATTCTTGTAGAGGTTCTGCGCCCAATTTTTCTAGTACCCATGAAGCTCCATGGATGATTGCGTTAACTGGTTTACCTATCGCTTTAAGTGCTGCGTTGAAAATACTTTTGAACGCATCAACAATGGCGTTTTTACCGCCAATAATGGCATTCTTCATCTTCGTTGGTAGTTCTGAAAACCAATTGAATACCGTATCGATACCTCTACGGAATGTGTCTTTGATACCATTCCACAGGTTACCGATTACATCAGAAACGTTGTTCTTCAATTCAGTTGCTTTGTTGAAAATGTTTTTTACCCAACCGACTACCTTATTCCACGTATCTCCAACGCCATTGCTGAAGAAGTTTTTCACGCCATTCCATAGGTTCTGAACCGTATTCACAACGCTGTTCTTCATTTCAATGAATTTATTGCCAATCCATGAAGCCCATTCTTTTATTTTTTCCCAAAGCCACTGCAACACGCTCCACAACATTTTGTAGTATTCCACCAAATTATTGATAACGCTCATAACTACGTTTTTCACAGCTGTAAAAGCCGCATTGACTATATTTCTAAATGTTTCAGATTTTGTATAAGCTATCACCAAAGCACCTGCTAGTGCGCCTAATGCTACACCAATCGCCACAAAAGGGGCTGCCAATGTTCCGCCAGTAATTGCCAGCAACATACTTGCTACGTTCAATGCTTTTACTGCTAATGTAATTCCGCCTATGATTCCGACAATCCATGTTAGTGGCTCTCTATTTTCAACGATCCACGTTCCAATATCTCTCAACCAACCTATAAATTGAGTAATTTTAGGAATAGAATTTTCAATCCCTTTTGTTACTCTGTTGATGAAACCAGTGATATTTTCAACGCCTATTTTTTCTATAATACTTTGTAGCCCATTTATTACAGTGGATTTCATCTGCTCCCAAGAACCGCTCAATGTGTCTGTAGAAGTGGCTGCCTTAACTGCTCCGTCATTCATACCTAACTGTACAATTGCTTGGTTGAACTCGTCGGAAGTGATTTGACCTTGCGCCATTGCATCACGGAAGTTTCCTGTATAAGCTCCGTTTTTCAACATAGCGTCTTGTAACAATCCTGAAGCACCCGGTATCGCATCTGCTAATTGATTCCAGTTTTCAGTTGTTAGTTTCCCAGCTCCTGCCGTCTGCGTTAGCATCATGGCAACGGATTTGAATGTATCACTAGAACCGCCTGCAACGGCATTCAAGTTACCTGCCGCCTTGGTTAGTTCTGTATAGTTAGGAATCCCATTAGATGCCAATTGTGCGGTTGTGTTCAGAATTTCTTCTAAACCATAAACCGTCTTATCGGCGTAGTCTTTCATTTCTTTTTTCGAGCTTTCTATCTGTGACTTCCCAAAGTTAGCAAACTCCATGGTTTTGGAAAACTTCATCAATGAATCCGATGCGTTTACTGCTTCGCCAACCAAACCTTGCACGCCACTTACTACACTGCTAATAGCGTTATGCGCTAATCCAGCAACTGCACCAAACGAAAATGCGCTTTTTAGCGAGCTTAATTTGTCTTTTAGTCCGTCCAGTTTCCTAGCTGACCTTGTGGACTTGTCGCCAAAATCTTCTATTTCTTTTCCTGATTGATCGCTGGAGCTTTTGAGTGCTTCTAATTGCCTGCTAGATATTTGGCTTTGTCGTTCTAACTTTTCTAATGCCCTTTTTGCATCTTCGGTTTCATTTGCTGAATCGCCAAACTCATCAGCCATCAGTTTCACAACTTTGCGCTGTTCTTCGATAGCTTTCTCGGATAATTCCGTTTGTTTGGCTAGCCCTTTTTGTTTTGCTTCAAAAGCACCAGATTCATCACCAGCGGCTTTCAACGCTTTTACTTCGGCGTTCATTTGTCGTTCATTTTCTTTGATTTCATTAGATAAATCATTGACGGCTGTTTTGGAATACACCAATTCTTTTTTTGTGTCGTTCAACTGGCGACTGTAAGCATTATATTTTGCGGTAGCATTGTTTATCTGTGTGTTAAGGTTAGCAACTTGTTTCGATTCCTCGCCATACTTGCTAATCGCTTCATCACGGCGCTTTGTTAATTCTCTTACTTTGGCGTTTTGCCCTTCCATAACCGTAGACAAGTCTTTCGTCTTTTGACTAAGTGCTTCGTATGAACGTCCTGCTGAATCATAAGCCTTTAGATTGGCACGCATATTCGACTCAGCTTGTTTGACTTTCGCATTGATTTCGTCCAGCGTGTTACCAAAACTAGTGCTATCTAAACTAATCCCTAGCTTGATATTTCCTGCCGGTTGTCCTTTTCCTGCCATTATTTACCTCCTTCCTCAAGTTTTACTAAGTCTTCAGCCGATAAAAATTGTTTGATGAAATCAGCACCATCTACATATTCTTCGCCACTCTCCACTTCTCCAAAAAGGTGTAACAAATAATGATAGTCGGCTTCGTCCACATCTCTCATCGTCCAACCTGCTTCGATTAAATCTTTGTAGATTTGATCCATTGCTTTCCTAGCTTCAGAAAAACTTATTTCTTTTTGCTCGCCGTCTGCTTTTTTTCATTGTTTCCCAGTTCATTTATTTGTTCAAAAACACTTTCTAATGCCGGTACTAACTCGCTCGCAGTCAAACCGTCTAAAATAGCATCAAATGTAACTGCTGGATCTTGGAAAATATCTGCTGTAATTGCAATCATTGAATCAATCGCTTCTAAATCAGTTAGGTCTGCTTTTTCCGCTTTCTCGTAAAATTTGATACACTCACGCATTGCACGTGCGGAAATATCTTGTTGTTTGAATGTTTTTTTCTTTCCGTCAAGTTTCAATTGCAATTCAATCATTTGTTTTCCTCCTTGTTTTTACAAAAAATAAGGCTAGCCAAAAATGGCTAACCTTGTGTATCAATTTTTGGTTCTGGTTCTTTTGGTGTCCCTGTATCTGTCGTTGGTGTAGATGCAGGGTTAACTACTCCCCCTCTTTGTTATTTACCAAGTCCTTGAATTTTTGTAAGGTCATTCCTTCTGATTCTACGGCTGTTAAGTATACATAGCCACGTTCATCAGAAATGAATTCCCCTTCGATGGAATCGGGTTGCAATTCTACCCCTTTGTCTTCAGCTGTTTTCATGTCGATATCTGGATGACTGAATTTTCCTTTTGTCAATCCCATGAACAAGCGTTTTCCTTCTTTGTTCGCTGTAACCATGACTACCGACACGTAAGGCGCTTCAGTTTCTGAACCAATTACATTTGCACCATCCACGGTTTTAGCACCAATGATTTCGCTGTAAATGCCGTTATCCATTAAGTCTGCCACGTCAAGCGTAACTTTTGGCGACGAAACCCCTTTACTTGCAATGAAGAACGGTACGTTTGAAGCGTATGTTGTGTTAGAAGTTGCGCCTAATCCAGTAATTTTAGCTTCGATCGCTCCGCCTTTCGACTTATCTGCTACTAATTCTTTTAGAGTGCCGCCTGCACCTGTTTTTACGCCAAAAATGACGCTCTCGAATCCTACTGTTGCCATCTATTTTCTCTCCTTTTAATTTAGTGAAATATTTGCTACATATCGTTTGATAATCCGCTTTGCACCTTCCAAGTCCTCGTCATCTGTTTGTTCCGTGTATGCGCATTGCCAACCATTCCCCCTCATAACCTCATCAAGGGCAAAATAAAAGGCATCAACCTCTTTCATGGTTGACACCCATACATCTACCTGTACGTTAAATTGAATGGTCAAAGGATTGTTGCTTGCAAAATCTTCATAGTTGCCGGATATCTCTGTAATTCTGCCAACTGGAAGGCTAGGTACTGTTTGAGCTGATTCCGGAACACTATTGGTGTAAAAATCAATGTTCTTTGTTTTTTCATTGCTATTCAGAATTGAATAGACTTGTGATACTGCCGTTTTCAAAGTCCTAGCCTCCTTTTTACTTCGTCAGCAATGATTTGTGTTACTTGTTTTTCGATTTGCTTTTGTGTTTTTTGTACGAAACCTTTTGGACATTGTTTGATTGTTCCGAACTCGATAAAGTGCATCCGCCAAGAAACATCTTTGTCATAGCCGACTTCTACCAATCCGTTTTTTATCGAGCTTGTAACCACATGGTTCTTAGCATGTTCTTGCATATACGAACCACGTTTACCGTTTGACTTCGTTCCATCCCAGTAAGGTGTGTTTTGTCGTAACTCTTCTTGAGCGTACTCCCCAGCTTTTCTAAGTGCTGGGCTTTCCACTCGTTGAACGTTTGCTTTTACTTCCCTAAGCGCTTTGTACACTTCGGTTGCATCGACTTCTACACTCATTTTGAAACCTCTTTTGCAATGATTGTCGTGAAGTCCTTCGCAAACTCGCCTTTCGTAATCGTAATGATTTCAAACGTTTTTCCATTCCAACGCACTTTCATATCATTGGTCAGCTCTGATTTTTGTTGGTAGCGGATAATGAACGTCAGTGTTCCTTCCAAAGCCGTACCAATCGACGTCTTAATATCGTTCAGGCGTTGTGTCTGCACACTTGCCCAGCAAGTAAGAATGGTTGTAGAAGTCGGGACAACTTGCCCGTCCTCATCCTTAACCGTCGTATCTCGGACAAACTTGATGCGTTGATTTAAATTTCCTGTTTGGATAAGGGGCATACGCTACTCCTCCTCCACAAAAAGCAAATAACTTGCTTTGAGTTGCAAGATTAGGCTTGTAAAACCTAAATCGTACTCTCGCAAGTTCCCACTCACGGTTGCTGATCGAGCGTTGTAATAATGATCTGCTAATTGCAGGATAGCTAAATTAATCAGATCAACCGTTTCATTTTCTTGCTTATAAAAAGAGGGCTTATCATTCCCGATAGCCCCTCTAATGTATGCAATTGCAGCTTGTGCCGCACGGCTTACTTCCACATCGTCATCATCGGTATCAATCTTTAGTGCGTTTTTGATTTCGTCTAAATCCATTTTAGGATCAAGAATCATAAGGAATCAGCTCCTTAAACTTTCGCCGGTGTCTCGTTCGCAATAGTTGTAAAAGTAGCCAAAACAACCGCTTCATCATCAACTAGTTGCACATCGAAGCGATCGATGACGCGTACTTTAGTGGTGTCTGTTTCAAAAGCTCCACCACCAATATTCGTTGTCAGCAAGCTCATGTTTTCGCGATCATACAATGTAACGGCTTCTTTCAGATCACCAATGTACAGTGGATATTTAGGAGTAGCTTGCGTACCTTTGTTTGGCAAGAAACGAGAAGCAATTTTCTTGATTGGTTTACCTAAGAAGGTATATCCAGTTGCAGAAGCTACGTCTTTTTGTAACAAGTAAGATCCATCAGCACGTTTCACTTTATCTAAAACATTGAAGCCATCTTGGTTTGTAATAAACATAGATGTAGCTTCGATAGCTGGATCAAGTTGGACGTTTACGATATCTTTAATTCCATCAACATCTGTAACATCTTTCTTTTGTGCCACTTTGATTCCATCAATAGCTGCCAAGATTTTTGTATTGCGAGTAACAACTACTTTTTTCGCGATCCATTTAGACAACCATGCCAAAATGTTTTCGGCAGTATCTTTTAGCAAGCTGTTAGTTACTGTGGAAATACCTGCATAGCGTTTGATCAAGTATTTGATCAAGTAAAGTGCAGGATCATCATTTGCTGGGATTTCACCGTCTTCAGTATCCAAAGCAGTCAACGGTGTAATATCAGACCATTTTTCATAAACGCGAGAACCGCTGGTAGTGGTCACTTTTTCAACGTTTACGTATTCTTGCAAAGAGTCAAACCGACGAACCAAAGTATGAATAGTCGTTTGCACATCTACAGGAATAGTCAATCCGATAGCATTACCAGATTCATCCGTATTAGATGTCAAAGTAGCCATAATAGCAGGATCACCATTGACCATCGCTTTAAAGTCTTTGATAAACTTGTTTTTCAAGTTTTCATCTTTTTTATCTAATGGTTCTTTTTTGACGTTTAAGACTTGTTCGGCTTCCATATTTGCCACTTGCTCTTTCAATCCGTCCCGTTTAGCCCGTGCTGCTTTTACTTGTGCTTGCAAACTTACTACATCTTCTTCTGTTTTTTCATCGTCAACCAATGCTGCATTGAGTTGTGCATTTAAGTCAGAGACTTTACTTCCCGCCTCGACCCACGCATTTTTTAATTGTTCTAAATTCATTCGTTTTTCCCTCCATTTAAGGCTTTTAGTTTTTTCTGTAAGAGTGTTTCTTCTTGCGGTGCTTCCGCTTTGAGTATTAAATTTTTCAACTTAGTTACTGCGTTTTTTGGAATAACCGGTTGAGAGGCATTGAGTACCGTTACTGGTGCTTCTGCAAACATAATTTCATCTGCAAACCCTTCTGCTACTGCTGTTTGAGCATTTAACCAAGTATCTTTCGCCATTAAATCAGCAAGTTTTTTCCGATCGAGTCCTGTTTTGATCTCGTAAGCATTAACAATAGACTCATCCACACTGCTTAACATTTCTGCATTGGCTTTTAATTCCTCAGCGTTGCCACTAGTGGTCACCCATGCGTTATGAATCATGATGTGTGCCGTAGGTGAGATTCTAAGCGGTTCGCAAGCGCAAGCGATTACACTTGCAGCGCTTGCTGCAATACTCACAACATTTCCGGATACCTTTCCCGGATAGGCACGGATAGCGGTATATATTTCGCTTGCCGCTAGGACATCCCCACCGTTCGATGAGATATCAAGTTCTACTTCATCCCCCGCTGCTTCTGTAAGAGCGGCAGAAATTTTCCCTGGTGAGATACAATTGATCCCAAACCAGTCATAAAGCCACGCGGTATCGTTATCCACGACATCGCCGCTTAACGTCACTTTTTTCATTTTTCCACCTCCCTTCGGTGCAAACTAAAAAAACCTAACCGTTTTCGGCTACGCTTTTAGACGAGGTTGTTTTTCTTAATGTTGGATCCATATCGATTGGATATAGGTCTCCGGAAATATGGTAATCATCCATACCGGTTTTATTTATCGGTTGCAAGTCCTCAAATCTTCGGACATCATTCGCTGAGTATGCTCCGCCTCGTCGCATGATTTGATAGAATTGTCCCCTTGCCTGAGTGTCAGCTCTTAGCAAACTTGCGACATTAAACTTATATCGATAACCTTTTGCTTTTTCGGTTCTCGATAGTGTTTTCTTATTTAGTTCCGCTTCATATTGATTAACGGTCGGTACTAGATTGTACGTCAAAAATTCCATATTGAGCTGTTCCTGAGAGGAGTAACTCGACTGGTTATTCCCGATGAAATGCTCCGGCACATTGTAGACCATAGCGATTCTGGAGCGAGATACTTTATCAGTATCTAAAAGCTTGCTGTCTACCAGCTCTCGTTGTAAACGTTCGATTTCTACACCGTTTTCTTCCACAAGTAGTCCACCGTTTTGTCGATAAAAATCAGCAATGTTTTTAACTGTAGCTTTTTTAGCTTCTTCATCCATATTGCTAGCAAACTTAACTTTTAGCCCTTCATTACTTCCTTTAAGCTGACTTAAAGAGATTTTTCGGACTTCTCGATCATATCCGAGGGTATTCGTTAATACTTTTGTGGGGTCTGTACCTTCCAAGCCGCCAAACCTCGGTTGTTTAAAGTGAAGCATTTCCATGTAATGTACATAGATAACTTGCTTGTAACTGCCTTTGTCAGTCGCAGTTACTTGGTAGTAAAGCTCCCCGCTATCCATATCAATCACTGGATGGCAAGCACCAGGTTTTACTAACGCCATATCTGCTACTTCTCCATTGATATTTCGGAAAATCTGCACATACGCATTCCCTTGGTAGTTTCTCAAAACTTCCACGTCCCGGAAAAAATCAAACTTTGTAAAATATCGAGGGCCTTCGCTCAACAAGTTGTATGCAGGACAGTCGTCCGGTTGGCCAAACTCCACATCTATCATTTTGAGAGGGAGAGACGCAAAAACGTTCGATACACGGCTAATTACGGAAAAAATCCCTTCTGATATTTCATCTTTTCCGACTAAATACGGTATCAATCCCGGGTCATTCAAAAAATACTCTTGTTTGCTCGCTTTCGGCTTCGCTCGGCCAAAAGAACGCAAACGATCTAAAATACTCATTCCTCCACACCTTTCTTACATATTCATTAAATCGGAAATCGAGTAATAGGTTACTTTCCCGGTTCCGACAGGATTAACCAACATATTCAACACTTCGGCGTGGCTGTTCAAACTTGCTGCAAAACCATCTATTTTTCTACTCTTGGACTGCTTAGACGGCATCCAGTTTGAGTTGCGATCCATCACCAGCTTGACGTTGGATAGATACCATCGGTAAAGCTTGGAATTGTTGAAAATCACCTTACCGTCCAATAGCATTTCCTTGAAGTTTTGCATTGGCCCACCTAATGATAGAAACCCTTGCCGAATCTCGTTGGTTTCAAATCCTGCATTTTCTAGTTCTTTATTTAATCGTAGCGCCTTGGCCTTGTCATAATTGATTTTTACAATGTCATAGATTTTCGAATTTTCTACAAACCAATTTAAGACGTATTCATAATTGACGTAATCACCAGGAATAATCGTTAGATCTCCCACCTTCTCCCACGCTTTGATACGCTCTTGATTGTTATCTCGATCAAATCTAGCTTGTGGGATCCATGTGTGTTGCAAAATGAATACCTCGCCTGTTTCAAGCGGAAATTCTAAAACGGCTGCGGTAAAGTCTTCCGTTTCGGACAAGTCAAAACCACCGACACACTTCTTACCTTTGAGCGTTTCAATATCGATGGTTTTATTGTTTCGTTTAATGGTAGGCATATCGACAAATGACAGCTCATCGATATCGGAAAACAAGTTAAATTGCTTGGTAATCCAGTCAGCATATTCTTTTGGATCTTTTTTATCCTTAACATAGTCATCTAGCATGCCAACAAAATTCATTAGACAAATATTCGGATTGGCTTTGATCCATAATCTTGGGTCATCAGCCTCTTCCGCACTGTCAAGTTTTGCCAGATAATAGAAAGTCCGTTCATCGATGTCATCTTCCAAATGTTCCAAACAGTCCACACCTTGCTCAAAATAAGACATCAACGGACCATCTAATACATATCCAGCAGTTGTGATATAAACTATCAGAGGCTGTTTTCTGGTTCCTCTTGATTTCTTGATAACGTTGATCAGATTGTAATTCGTAAACTCGTGGATCTCGTCAAAAATACCAAAGTGAGTGTTTAGCCCATCCAATTTCCGGCTATCTGAGGCGCGTGGTTCCATTTTAGAAAAGGCGGGAGCATAATTAATACTTGATCGTTTAGGCTTACCAAATTTCTTAAAGAGCGCCGGCGATTGTTTGACCATTTCTGCGGCCTTATCAAACAACAAGCTTGCTTGATCACGAGCATTTGCCAATACGTAAACGTTGGCGCCTTGTTCATCATCATAAGCGACCATGTATGTGGAAAGGCCCGAGATAAGACTTGTCTTCCCGTTTTTACGTCCAACAAAAATAAGAGCCTCGCGGAAGCGACGCTCTCCTGTATCACGATGTACCCATCCGTACATGGATCCAATTATGAAATGCTGCCAAGGTTGCAAAACAAACGAACCAAAGTCGCCTTCAGTTGGTTTACATTTTTTTTCGATATATCTAATAGGCCGGTGACCTTTTTCTTCGTCAAAGATCCAAGGAAAATCATCTGTTCCTTGGCGCTGCAAATCACGCATATGCCGTTTAGCAGCTTGAATATTTTCTTTGCTGGCTGGTATGCTTCCATCGATTAATCGTTCCGCATACCAAGTAGTTAACAATTCCGGATATGGACATTTTAAAAAGCCACCCCAAGAAGCTTGCTCCTCAAGATAGCTTTGCCAATAGTCCACACGTTCTGTGTAAGACATATCCAAAATATTAGAAGTCGTCATCGTCATCACCACCATCATCAGCCATCTTAATAGCTAACTTAGCTCTGGCTGCTGGTGATAGTCCTAAATCAGCGCCAAAAGAACGGAGATTCCGAGACGCTGTATCCATCTGCCGAGAGAGCGGATTACCAATTAATTCATTAGGTTCATTAAACGGCTCACCTCTCGCCTCTGCCTCCTTTTTCGCAAGCGCATAGTTCAACTTGTACTCTCGTTGTAGTTTTCGAAGCTGTTTTTCTAAAGAAACGTATTGCGAATACCAATTGGAGTATAGAGCCATTGTATGGACGTCCGGATTACTGATTAAATCCACAGACAGCAATTCATCGGCGATAAACTCAAAGGTATCCTTTCCTAGCGAATCTAGCCATAACGGCGGTTTGATTTTGTCAGTAGCCATTTTTAATTTGTCTTCTGCGGCCGCTCGCTTGCGGAGTTCTTCGGTATTCTTCTTATTTGGGTTTCCGTTTAATAATTGTAATTTTGCACTCTTCGCTGGTTGCGGCATAATATCACCTTCTTTCAAAAGATAGATTGAAATCGTTATCACAATCCTTATAATTAGGTTATCGGCAGTGCTGTGCCGAAATTTGTTAAGGAGGGATTCCTATGGGAGAACTCTATAAACCCGGCGAAGACAACAAACCAAAAGGAACCTACAAAGAAGTGGGTCCTCGTGGTGGAAATGTCCAAGGCGGACAAGAAGTAAAAATTGATCCAGGCGACCGATTACCCCCTACTTCTCAAAAAGGAAACAAATGGACTAAGAAATAGCTTCGTCCAAAGCCGGCTTAAATTGGTCGGCTTTTTCCTTTTTCTCCAAAAAACTTGAAAAGCGGTCTTTTTACGAAGGAAGGACAGCACCGTTCTTCTCAAGCCTTACTCTTTAATCTTTTAGAGTAGGAGGGGCTGCCTTCATTTCACTGCAAACTTATCTTTCAGGAGTTGAATACATTTTAACGATATGTGATTTAGGTTTTGGTTTCTTCTTCCCGCCTGACCTCTCTGGATGCTCTCTGTTGTGACAAGCTACACAGATACATTCAAGGTTATCTACGGACCAGAACAGTGACAGGTCTTCCCTCGCCTCGACTATGTGATGGATGATCGTGCCCCTTGTGTTCCGCCCTCGACGCTTGCACTCTTGGCACATGCCGAAGTCCCTAGCTATTACTACTTGCCTTAGGTCTCGCCATCGTTTGGTCTTGTATAGTTTGTCTATCTCGTCTCTAGGTCTAGCTTCTTTCATTTGCATATCTCTCTTGTGTCCGATTGTTTTTATATCTGGATACTTATCAGTGAATACAGTACTTGATAATAACGATTCCTTATTCATCTGTGAACTGCAAAAAAATTATCAAGGTAGAGCTACAGAGGAAAATTGGAAATTCATTAACGAACATATTTTCTCTTAGTAAGGATTAGATATTTTTTCTCTGTTTAAACAATTGCAAATACCGTCAATATCTGAATTAGAAACACTTACCTTTTGCTCCTTGCTACTACCAATAGCTTGGAGCAATTCTTGTATTTCTTCTGGAGTGCCTTCTACTGATAATTTCATTTTTCTTCCCTCCAATACATAAATTAATAGACAGCAGCAGTTGAAAGACGACAAGAACATGTTTAGTTTTGTGAGTGCTGCTGTCTAATCAAAATAAACAGCAACCGATGAAGAATTTAGGAGGAGTTGAATTCACATCCTTTTCTTCATAATTAGTTGCTGTCTATCTAAGAAGAAGTTTAAAACGATGAGGGAGATTGCCTCCCTTACATTTTATTTTGTCGATCCTGTTTCCTAATCTTTCGACACTACCATAATATCACGTTAAACCGCTCAAAAACCCTACACTATCCCTACAAAAACCCTACAAAATTAACGATATTGAACTAATACGCCTTTTTTGTATGCTTCAGCAAATTCGATCAATGCGATGGATTTCAACTTCTCTACATTCTTCTCTCCGTATCCTCGTATCAATTGCCCTATTTCATAATTAGAGTGCTTGTTTACGTCACAGAAGCTGTAGTAGAGTATCTGACGGCTAATCAGACTGAGAGCCATCAAAGCCGCTAGAATCGCGTCTCTTTCAGCTTCTATATCCATCATCTGAATGATCGCGTCTTCTGCCTTATTGCCGTGCTTCGGTGCCTTCGGCATGTCCGTAATAATCGGCGACTTAATATCTATCAAAGAGCGACCTGCCATCCGCTCCAAACGCCGAAAGTTCTTCAGCACATCTCTCGCATTACATCTTGTCTGTTTGAAATCTACCTCTCGTAACAATTGCATCAAGTCAAACCGCCCCTTTTATATGATATAATAAACTTGTGGAATTTATTGAATCAGTCGGAGCGATCCGGCTTTTTTATTTGCCGAGTTACACTTCTCGACTTACATAGCTCACAACAGCTGCATAGTAAGTTGTACAACCGGACTTAGAAGTTGCTAAAGATATATGCTGAATTTCATTATTCTTTGCAAATTCATTTAATTTTTCTTCTAATTCATAGCGTGTGTCCTCTTCAAAGATTTTAAATTTCATTGTTTATAACCTCCATATCCACCAATCTCACCACTGCTAAATTCTCTTTGCTTTTCGCTAACCGCTTGTCACATTCCATCGTGTTTTCAATGCGAATGATCGCTGAGTGATTATAGAGATGCTCTACATATCCACGAAATGGATAGATGAACCCTTCTGCTTCGCAGCGAACCATGTCACCGACTTTGAATTTTGGTTTCTTACGTGTTTTAGGATTCTTTGTCGGCATATCTAGCATTAAACCGCCGATACCATGACTACTAGCGTAGAATCCGTCTTTTAGTTTCATCTTTCTGCCTCCCATTTACGATCATCATTTAATATCGAAATCCCAAACTTACGAATAGTCTCACTCGCATCAGCAACAAACTGACTTGCCACTTTATATGTTTCTTCTGCTGAAATTCCATATTCTTTTTCAAACTTTGTCTTTAGTACATTCAGTTCCTGTTTTCTTAGTTTTGCTACTCTGCGGTGTCTGGTGTTCATTGTCAATCAACTCCCTAATCTGAAAGTGTCGTTTATACTTGATCGAAATTCTTTCAAGTGGTTCTCTACCACAGAATCAGTCACGTTAAAACGATCAATTAATACTGGAGCTGCCATATCTTTCAAATAACTTTGTCTGATGACTAATTCAGTACCATCAGGAAGTTCTATGTTAACCTCCCGACCATTGATAATTGCTTGAATGCCCGCTTCACTTAGTGGTATTTCGTATTTCATTTCACATCCTCCAAATCACTCGACTTCACGAATACACCATCTACCATTTTCCCTGTGCGTCCTTTGATTTCGTTGTATGCCATTTCTAAACACTCTTGTACGTTTGTCCCTTTTTGCATGGAAAGGATAATCAGCGTGACGATAACGTCTCCTACGCTATCTTTAAATAGTTCATCATTACTTCTTGCCATCGCCGAAGCTATTTCCCCGAATTCCTCAGCTACTTTCAAAAACTGTGCTTTTGGATCTGCTTGATCCAGTCCCTTGTCTTTAGCCCACTGCTCTACTTTTGTGATTAGTTCGTCCATTATTTCTCCTCCTAAAATTTCATTTCATCGTTGTTGTCATCTTCTTTGTCATCAGTTTGGGAAAGGAGCGCATACACGAGATATGCTGCTCCTACTAAACCTAAGAACAAGAGAATTTTAGCCATAAAGAATCCCATATTATTTGCCTGCTTCATCCGTAACTACAGTATCTGCTCCATTTACTGTTACCCATCCATGCTTTTTGCGAGCTTGAGCTTCTTCATAACGAATCAAATTGTCTGTTACTGATTCGGCGACTTTGCGATTAGATTCTGCCTCTGCTTCTGCAGCTTTTGTTTTCTTGTAAGCTTCACTATCAGCTTGAGTTTTTGCAGTTTCTGCGTCTAGCTTCGCTTTTTCATTTTCTTGACCAGCTCGAATGATCGCATCGATTGATTTTTGTGTTTCTTTATCGACATCTGGAACACCAAGTGTTACGTCTTCGACTTCAAACCCTTTAGATTCAACTGATTTAGCAAAGTTCGTTAATACCTCAGCTTCAACTTTAGAGGAATCTCCTGAAAGGACATCAAGCAGACTATATTTCGCATAAACTTCACGAGCGACCTTTTGAAGCTTAGATTTTAACCATCCACTTTCGATATCTTCCGAAGTGATATTCCCAAATTCCTTGTACATTTTTGCTGCTTTAGTTGAATCAACTTTGTAGTCATATTTGATATCAATCGTTGTCTTTTTGCCGTCGCTTGTAGATACTGAAATATTTTTTGATTGGATAGTTTGCAAGCGAATTGGATATTGGATCACTTTGTCAATCCCTACAAATTTCACACCTTGCGTCAGTGCTTCATCTTTGATACCGCCGTTCATTGAATAGCGCACACCCACATATCCATTATCGATTTTTTCGAAGAACTTAAATCCTCCGATAACTCCAATACCTACGATTACTGCTCCTGCTACACCCAATTTGATTAATTTGTTTTCGTTCATTTTTCTTCCTCCAAATACTTATATTCGTGCCCTTTTCGATCGGTGTGATTTCGCCAAGCGTACGTTCGAATAGTCCCACGCGTATATCCAGTTTCTGCAGACAGCTCACTAGCTGTTCCTTGCATCAAAATTTTGCCTTCGTGTAAAACAACGACGATTTTCCCTTTGCGCTGTTTTCTTTTGTCTGGCTTTTTTCGTATACGTCCGTTAGCAATCTTTCCTAGACGCTGAACTTCAGCAACCACTGCTTCATCTTCTTGCCAGTTCTCATCTTGAATCAGCAACATTAATTTTCGCCAAGCCGCTTCCTTATCCACGCTCATTCCTCCAATCTACGGATTTCCCTTCTTAAATTCTCTATGTGCAAATCGATTGCCTTTCTAGCCGTTTCATTGACCATCACTGCCTTTGTCCGCTCCAGATCGTCAATTTCACGTTGAATGCTTCGAATACGCATTTGAATCACTTCTTCTGTTGTCATGATGATTCCTCCACAATTTTCAATGCTTCTTCCACTGATCGTGCAACACCGTATAGTACAGGTTGACCGTTTAAAAATTCAGCAAACCTTTTTTGATCTTCACGCAACTTACCGCGTTCATTTTTTACTTCTATATAAATTGCTTTCCCATCAGAATTACGATGTCCACATAGATCTGGGAACCCTTTTGGCATCCCGTAAAATTGCCGCCCTTCGATCGTTGTCACTTGTCCCGCATTGGATCGAAAAATCGTGCAACCATGTTTTGATAAGGCAATTCTGATCTCGTCTTGTATTTGATGTTCTGATTTCAATGTAACCCTCCAGACTGTTTAATCGTTGGTATCAAAGCATTTAGGAAGATTTTGGTGGAGAGTTTGGAGGGTCAGACCCAAAAACCTATTCTTTTTTATATAATTTACTTTTTATTTTTTACTTTAATACTTTATTATTTTTTTAAAACCCTCCAGAAAGAAAGAAAAATATAATATAAATACTGATATATCAACGTTTCTAAGGGTTGGAGGGTTTCGTTCTCAACCCTCCAGAACCCTCCAGATTTATTTAAAAAGTTCTCTAACGTTATCGTATTTTCTTGGTTTTAATGTGATTCCTTTATAAACCATAAATCCACCAGCTTTTTCTTTGCTATATTTCTTTGAAATCTCTCTGCCAAACTTCGTGTTAGTGAAAGTATGCTCGCCATTATCTGATGCCCATTCACGATAAACTTTGTATAATTCTCCGCCTGATATTTTTAGTCCTGGACCTGTTTCGCAACACGTTTCGATAAATGTACCTATTTGATCCATTTCGTTTCGATAATCCTGACTCGCTGCAACAACCGACTTTGGTTTCTCCAAGCCCTCTCTCTGCCACAACAGGCAACCATCGATTGCCCATTTAAGGATCCCTTGCAACTCCGTCTGCAATTTAAATTTCAGATTTTTATCCTTTTTGTGATCCGGGATTTGGACAGTGAATGGAATTAAATTTAACCGTCGCCAGATGCCGTCATCGGTCCCACGGATGATGGGCTTGTGGTTCGTTGCCAGCCACAACTTGAATTCAGGTTCGAACTCGAATTCTTTTCCATAAAGGTGCCGAGCCGTGACTTTATCACCACCAGTCAATTGTTTGACCAGACCTTCGTCCAGTCGGACGCCTTCATTCGGTTCTGACGAAGTGACCAACCGCGCACCTTTCAATCGTGCAATATCACTGTTTGCTGATGATTGGCTTTGCTTGACCATGATCGTTTGTGCCTGCATAGTCATCGCATAGTTTCCCATCAATTCAGAAATAATTTCCAAAAATACCGACTTTCCATTTGACCCATGACCGTAGAGGATGAACATACATTGCTCTCCGGTAGATCCGGTCAGGGAATATCCGACACATTTCTGGATATATCTGATTAATTCTTGATCATTGTCAAAAATCTGATTAATAAATTCTTCCCACATAGGACAATCGACCGATTCTGTGTACTCGACATTTGAAACACGTGTAAACATTTTGTCTATCTCATGCTCGTGTAGAAGACCGTCATGCAAAGACAGATAGCCGCTTTGTGTGTTGAACAGCGTTTTATCTTTGTCGAACTCTTCCGGCAATACGGATAGTCGATGTTTCAATTCGTCCATCATAGCGTTTTTTCCGGCATTGCTGCGAGAACGCTTGACGTGTTTTTCTTTCGCTTTCATCAAAGCTTCTTTGGTTTCATCGTCTGCGCCTTCAGGGATCGTTAACGGTTCTTTTCCCATGATGTCTACTGTCGTATCGATCATTTTCCGAACTTCGCCGGTATTGTCCTGTAGCCAAACTTTCCCATCGTAGTAATACCAAGATTTATCAATGTACGAATATTTGACTAACGTTCCGTAGATATCAGTAAACCGATCCGCGTTGCCGGTGTCGTCGTACGAATAGTATTTTTCCTCTTTTGGCTGTTCCTGGTCTTTGATAAAAATCTTAAAATCAGATTTCCGTTTGGGGTTGTAGACGGAATTTGTATCAGCAATTGCCTTATTTAGTAGAGATTCTCCGTAAGTTGCCGATCCCCTTTTTTGGTCATATTTGCTACGGATCATTGCAGACGCTCTGAAAATCTCATCCATTTTTTCAAAGTCTCTACCGGTCCAAAAAGCCAAGTCGTTGGCGAACGCCATATCCGCTTCGGATTGCGAGGAATAAAAAGCTTCCCAACCGCCGTTCATAAAGACTTTGAATCTTGCCCCTTGGGAAGACGATTCAGCACGTTTGATAATTTCTTCAACCGGTAAATCAACGGTATTCATCAGCGGATTTTCTTCTTTGAATTGGATGATTTTTTCATCTCCAACGTAGCGATCATATAGGCGTTTGATATCCTTTGGATTCGGCTCAGTTATTTCTAAATATTTTGATGCGGCATTTCCAGTCATAACGAAGAATCGGCCGTTCTGGTACATTTCTACGTCACCTTTCCTGCGTCTTCCGCCGGGCAATTCTCCGCGAGCAATAATGTGGATGCCAGTACCTGATTGAGAATACTCAGCATAGGATCTCATGCTTTCGATAAATTCATAGATAATATTTTCTTCTATATCACCTGATTTAAATCGCTCAACTTCACCTTCAGCATTATCGATATCAATGCCGAAATAAGGTGGTTTGAAAAAGAACCCCAGTCCACTCATTCCGTAGTGATCAATAGCAGCGAGAGCGGTCTGAAAATCAGACCAGGTACTCTCGTCATTGGATTTGGCTTTATGCCCGTTGTTGGCGTTATAAGGGATCTTCGTGTGCTTCTGCCGCTTTTCATCCCAAACTAGCTTATAAACACACCATTGTTTGAGATTTTTAAGCTCTTTTGGAATTTTTTCATACATTGATTACACCTCAATTAAAATGGAAGATTGTCATTTCTAACCGTTGTCGCTCTTGAACGTTCCGGTCCGAAGGATGGTTCATCACCATTTTTGAATTGGTGATTCATTACGCCCCGTGTGTTCGTTTTATCCCAAGACTTCACATTGACGTTTTTATATCCATTTGACTCTTCAGTTTTCACGCGTACTGAGGCGGTTTTCAAAACAAAGTCCGCCAGCAATTCATCAAACCCGTTATATGATTTTCCGTCTTCCAACTGTAGCGCTTGTGCAATTGCCATGATCATACCTTCGTTATATTTGCCGGTAGCTTTGGCTTTCCAGATTTTTGCGAAAATGTGTTTATTTTGGAACGGTTGATCCACATCGTTACGAACGATCAAATCGATATCGATAAATTCTGCGCCTGATTTAGTTGCATTTTCTACAGCTTTGTTTACGACCACTTCGTACGTACCGTCTTTGATTTCGTTCCCTTGTTGCGCTTTTGAAAAGTCTAAGTTAAATCCTGTCATGTTAATCATTCTCCTTTTTATTTTCATATTTTTCTAAGATAGGTTTGAAATATTTTTCTTCTGCTGCAAGTCGTGCTTGGATTGCTTCTTCTTTGGTGTTGAAATCCTTTTGTAAGACATATTCTCCTTTGAAATATAATCGTGCTTTCCATTTATTTCTTCGTTTATCCCAATTAACGCCTTTTGTTCCACCGACAGACAAAGCCTTAACGTAAGTTCCTTCAACATGGTATTTTTCATTAGCTTTTTTTAAATTAACGTAGCCACTCTCTTCGCCTGTCCCGTTAACAACACCTCTTTTTATATTAGATAGAGAAGATTCAAAAACTTCGTTATTTTTATTTCTAGCGATTACAATTTGATTGCCTGAACTATCTCTTTTTCCAGTATCACCTATTATTGTTACGCCATTTATTATTGAACCTTGAACATCTTCTGCTTTTTTACCAAAAATACCGCCCATTCCTACAACCACCCCTTCCTCTTAGCAGCCATATAAGCCCAACCAGGTTTAAATCCTTTAGCTCTTGCTATGGCATATAAGTCCTCTATACTTTCTGCTTCATCTTCCGTCATGTTGTAATATTTATTGTTCTCAAAATTCAAAGTAATTTTCGTTTCTCCGACTTTCATTAATTCAGCCGATTCATCGATTTCTAACTCTGACTTTCGTTCTTCAATCGGCTGCAACTCTCCGCAATACGGACAAATATTATCGCCTTTTGGCCGTTCGTAAGCACCAAAACAAAACGCGCATTGAACGATAGATAAATCACTATCAGTTTTTGTTTTCTTTTTTGTATCTAAACTCCATTCACGATCCATATCAGGCAATCCAAAACGGTTCACATTACCCACATGGTCAATGATGATTGACGTTTTATCTGGTCGGTAACGCATCCCCCTCATCGATTGCTGAATGTACAATGATAACGATTGAGTAGGTCTCAACATAATTACAGTCGAACAATCAGGAACATCAAACCCTTCTCCGATCAAATCAACATTGCATAGGATTTTAATTTCATGATTTCTGAACGCTTCGATAATATCTGCACGTTCATCTTTTGGAGTTTTTGCATCGATATGTGTTGCTTTATAACCAGCATCGTTGAATATTTCAGCAGTGTGTTTACTTGCATCGATACTGTGACAGTATGCTATTGCCTGTTCACCTTCTGCTAACGTTTTATAATGTTTCAACACGTCGCCATAAATAGTATTCTTCACTGCCTTATCCATTGATTTCTTTGTAAAATCTCCAGTCGAAGCTTTCTTTAATTCGGCTGTATCGATCAATTTAGGTGCATAATATTCATAAGGAGCTAATCTATGATTCTCAATCAACCATTTAGCCGATACTCCTTCAATTAGCAAGTCGTTCACATCCCCCAACCCACTACCGTTTAACCGGATGGGTGTCGCGGTAAAACCTAATCGCGGAACGTCCGAATAATACTCATAGATTTTTCTGTAGGACGCTGCTAACCCGTGATGGTTTTCGTCAGTGATGATCAGTTGTGGTTTCTTGATGGTTTTAAGATGTCGTACGACTGTTTGAACCATGCCGAAATTTACAAGCTGATTATCTACGCCCATCTTTTGAAACGTATCTTTGATCTGATCAATCAATTCACGACGATGGACCAAGAACAACACTCTGTTGCCTTTTCGTGTGGTTCGTTTAGCGATCTCTGCAACCATGACTGATTTTCCAGAACCGCACGGTGATACGATACATGGTGCCTTGTAACCATCAACATAGGCTTGTCTTGCACGATCGACTAAATCATTCTGGTAGTCGTACAATTCCATATAAAATCAGCTCACTTTGCTTACAGCCAGATCTATTATCCAATTGATTTTTGGCATAGGTTGAATCTGTGGCTTGTAAAATAAATCCGCGTTCATCGTCTTCCTTTACCATCAATCGACCAACAACGTCACATAATCCCAAAATATTGTTTCGAATCTTTCGATTGATCTGCGGCAAAGCGATGTTGTAAGAAGATCCATCCGAATCCGTCCACAAATCGATTTCTTCCCATGCGGTCCAGATAAGGTTGCTGTCTAAATTTTTCATATAGCGTAGGCTGTTCACCATTCTAAATTGCATATATTGATAATCGCCTTGCGAAGGAACGCCGTTGTTTTTTCCTTCTGCGCCTAAACTGGACAGAATACACCGTTCCAATTCGCTGACATTATCGACAACCACGTTGTCATAAACACCTACATAATTGGTAGTTAAATCAGCCAACGTGTTGCCCCAGTCGTTCCAGGTATCTTCGTTGTCGATATATACGATATCGACATTTTTCTCACCTCTAAGGACTTTTGAAGTCCGATCAATATCAAGGATCAGTGTTTTCCCTGGAAAATATTTAGCCGTTGAAGTTTTACCTTTTCCTGGAGCACCGTAGATCAAATATGTTCCCTTGGTTTGTTCGATATCCGTCGCCTTCTTAATCTGCATCAAAATTCTCCTTTCTATTGGTTAAAAAAGTTTTTCGATTGTCGGTATGCTGCATTGTTGATCCACTATCTTCTTCAACTGATATAGTGATTCTTTTAATCATTTTGTATTCACTCTCCTACTCTGGTTCGTGCGCAATAATTTCAACACCGACAATATAATCACCTAGTCTGTCGAATTCATCTTCTACAAGTGTACTGTCGCCTTTATCGTTAGTAAGTTCCATAGAGAACCAATCTTCATCAAGGTCACGGAAATTAACTGGGTTATCCTCGAAATTAGCATCATATAGATCATCTGAATCAATAGCTATTAATGATAAACCCTTAGTGTTACCGCCCACTTTGTAAGTAACATATCCTTTGTAACCCCAAATCATAAAAGAAACTTTAATTGTGTGTTTAGCCCATGAAATATTTGGGTCATAAATAGTCAACTCTTTCATTTCCCCAACTCCCCTACCTTTTGATCCGTATACTGCCGTAACTCGCTCACGCGCTGTTCTAACTGCTCCTTGTCGTTTTGCACTGTGGATAGTTGTTGGCGCAAGCTATCGGCTTCCTGTTGCTTTGTAGCGATCTCCTGTTGCTTTTGTTCGATTTCTCGTTGCTTGGCTTCAATTTCCTTCTGCTTGTCCGATTTGATTTGCTCAATTTCGGCTTTCAGCTGCTCCTGTGTGCGAGTGTTGTTGGATAGCTGTGATTCAAGTTCTGACACACGTTGCGATTTCGTTTGACCGTATTGTAGGACTGTGTTGAAATTTGCTTTGATCGTGTCCAAATCTTGAAACGCATTGCTTGCTGCGTAGCCGATAACGCCGCTACCTAGTGCTAGTCCGATGATTGCTGTTGTTTTTGCTAGTTTGTTTTTCAATGTTGTTTCTCCTTTTTTTGCTTTATAGATAATTTAGTTCATTAAAAATTCATTCCCACGATTAAAACGGAAGCCTAGAAATTGCAAACAATGTAAATGCAAGAGCTACTGTTATGCTGTAAATTGCGTATAATTTGTAAGACTCAGGGCGAAGCTTCTTCATGATATATATACAAACCGGTATGCACGACCAAATGAATGTTACGCAGACTATTACTTGTAATACAACCACCCTAGCCACTCCTTCCGTGTGGGGTTATTTGTCTAAATACAATTCCGACAAACCAAGCAAGTCGGCGATAAAATAAAGATGTTCTTTCGTCAAATTTTGAATGTCATGGACAGTTGCTGGTTTGCCGTCAACCTTTATTCCTTTAGCTTCCGCGATTTCGATAGCAGCTTTCAAAGCGTCTTTTACGTTTTCGTGTTCCATTATTTCTCCTCCTTCATCATCTTATCCTCAAACCTTTTGTTTGGACGAGTTCAGCACCAGGAATATCTCCGTGCTTCAGTTCCTCCTTCAATTGCTTTTTATCCAATTTGGGAGGCACAGGGGTAAAGAATCCTTTTGGAATTAAGTTCTCATTGATTACATTGACCGATACTGGATTATTTTGAATTCCAATGTTGAATAATTCACCTTTAATCTTCGTTTTACCAGTCTTTTCCATTTCCTCTTGTAAATAGTGCTTGATACTCTTAGCATTGTTCAAAAGCGATGTCTTACGTTCCTGCAGACGTTTAATTTCACTATCGATTAACTCAGCTTTCCCTTCTACTTCTTTAACTATTTTTGCTAAGTTTTCTGCCTTATACTCGATCGCTTCATTAATCGAATCGAGAGTATCGCGAAGAATTTCTTCATCCAATTGTTCTGCCAGTTCCAGGACTTTGATATATGACTCGCTGAGTTGGTAAAGAGTTGCCATTCTTTTGTGCCTCCTTTAATAATTTTGCAATTTGTTCAAAAGCTAGGATTGCCTCATCTAAATCCAATTCCACAGAATCATCAATTTGTTCGAAAGCAAGGTTTGTTTCTTCAATATCACTTGCTTGATAGATACCAATTTTTCCATTGTCATAAAGATCAAATACTAAAATTCCTGACGCATCTATATTGCGCAGTTTGTATTCGTCTTTTAAAAAGATGCGGTCTAGTGTATCCGTTGCAATTAGCATTTACGGTTCATTCCTTTCTGTGGTAAAATATAGAAAGATAGTTTATTTCCCTGACACGATCATGCTTGCCGGCGTTCGTGTCTTTTTTTATTTTTCAAAATTACTAATTCTTGCATTATTTCTTCTCTCCTTTTTGATATAATTTGAGTAAAAAGGTGGTGAATTACTTGATAAAAATTTTGAGCGATTACCAAGTCGCTATTACTTTAATCATTTCTATTTCAGGATTTTTTTTATCCCTCTATAACTTATTTAAAGATAAAAGAAAAATTACGCTCTCCTATTTTTTAGTTAAGCATGATAGAAGTAATCGAATGATTCTTACTGGCGTAATTGCAAACCCATCAAAAATGCCAAACTCAATTATCGAATGTACGTATCTTTACAACGGTAAGAAAATTAATTGTTCACATTATCACGCCAATGGTTTTGATATGGGAAGCATTCATAAAAGTAGCCTTTTATCTCCTATACCGTTGGCACAAGCAATCTCTCCTGGCTACTCAGTCGCTTTTTCAGAAGTTTTAGATATGAAAGATATATTACCTGGTGAAAAACTTGTAATGGTCATAAGAACAGCTAATTATCAAAAAAAATTTAAGTTAAAGCTAAAAGACTCATTTTAATTGAAAAATTTTTCTTTAATAATCAAATACAAATTAATTATTATTGATCCAATCCCACAAAACATAATTAACAGAAATACAATATCGTCCTTACTCATTAGTCAGTCCCTCCCGACTGGCTTTTTTGTTTTGTACTCAGCTTCATCCAGCCCCATAAAAATCCAAACCATGTAAACGATCGTGCCTATCAACGCTTGTTTGCTTCCCCAAAGTCCTAAAGCGTAGACGATTAGTGGTGCGCTGAATACTAATGTTCGATTAAACTTTCCCATGTTGACCTCCTTTAAATTTTGTATTTAGCCATCAGTTCATCGATGTCCTTTTTGTCATATCTTAAAAAGCCATCTATACGAATTTCTTTTAAACCGTGAGCTATTAACTTCTCAAATCCTTGGTCATTTACACCTCCCACATATTTTTTAGCTTCGATTTTTTTTAAATATCGTGTTTCTGACAAATTCTTTTTTGAAAGCTGACTAAGCGCGTCCTTCACAACTTCAACAATTGCGATTCTCAATCGAGTCAGAAACTCTTCACTTAGAATATTCATGACTTGCCTCCTATCGAATTTTATGATCGCGAATAACTTCCAGAATAAAGGCGTTAACAGCTGGGCCTTTATCTTTTCCACTTAAAACACGCTGAATCCAAGTTCTCGATCTACCATATGCAGTGGCCAAATCGTATTCTGAAATATTATTTGCTTTCATAAATTCTTTGATGGCTTCCCTCCCATTATCGATATTACTCACTTCACACACTTCCTTTCTTTTTATTTAGAAAGAAAATTGGATAGAAAAGTATATTTTTAGTTGACTACAAACCATACTATAGTGTAGTATATAGTCATAGTTAAATAAGCCTATAACAAGCCTTTTTATCGCACTTGGTCGCCAAACTTAATGCTATAAGGTGTGTTTTTAGTTTGCTTTTTTTCTATCCAATTAACTTACAAAACCAATATACACTATAGTGTTGTTTATGTCAACACAAAACTACACTTTTTTATTGGTTTTTTGTAAAGAAAAAAGGAGAATGCTGGTATGACAGTATTTGAGCGAATAAAATTTCTTGCAAAAAAACATTCAAAAACAATGAAACAAGTAACAATTGATTTAGGATACAGTGAAAACTATTTCTATAGTTTAAAAAGTGGAAAACAACCATCCGCTGAAAAGCTTACTGAAATTGCTAATTATTTCAATGTATCTGTTGATTATCTACTAGGTAGAACCGATAACTCGGAGGATAGTGATTCTCAATTACCACCAACCGATTTGGATGATGCTTTAGATGGAGCAATGACTTGGAATGGAAAACCACTTACCGATCAAGATAAAGAAGCGGTAAGGATATTTTTACAAGGTAGAAAAAGCGAGTGAGGTTGTAGTGTATGGATAACATTGAAGATTTGTTGAAGGAAAACGGGATTGATGTAGAAATTACCAATATTGAATCAGAAGGATTTTATCTTCCTAAATTAAGGACAATTTTCATTAATCAAAATTTAGATGAATTAGAACGAAAAAAAGTATTACTACATGAATCACGTCATGCACTAAGTCACAATGAATTGATATCACTTTACAGCAAAACTGTATTCCACTCAAAAATGGAAGATGAAGCAAATAGATTCATGATTGAAGTACTGTTGCAAGATTATATGAATTTATTTGCTTTATCTGTAGATCAAATCAACTATATGAAATTCATGGATTACTATGGAATTGGTTATGATTGTGAAGAATATATAAAAAAATTACTTGTGAACTATGTCGCTTCTTCTATGTACCTTAATGTAATTTAAATGGAGGCTTCTTATGAAAATAGGAATGAGAAAACCAAGTATAAAAAAATCCATAAGCGCTAGAACCACTGGAAAAGCAAAAAGAAAAGTAAAAAAAGCAGTTATTCCTGGTTATGGGAAAAAAGCTAGCGGCTGGATTAAAGACCCAAAAAAGGCTGCTTACAATAAAGTATACAAGAAAACTACATTCAGTTTTTGGGATTTATTTAAATAAAAAAAGCCCGTGCTGCAACACGGACTCATACCTCATTTCTGAGATCACAAATATATTATAACAAGAAGCGAGGGATATTTAAATGGCAAAAAAAGTTATGGGTCAAGATGGGAAAATGTATAAAGTTAAGAAACCGTTTTATAAACGGGTATGGTTTTGGTTGTTAGCGGTTGTTGTGGTGTTTATTGCTATAGGTTCGCAAGGAGGCAGTGATGATGCTAAAAATACCGTCGCTGAAACAACTAAAGAAAGCGTGACAGAAGTGTCTTCTGCAGAATCGGTAGCAGAATCTACAGTCGTTGAAGAAGAAACTGAAACTACTGAAACTACTATAGAAGAAGTTACTCAAGAAGAAAGTGTTCCTCGTGAATACAGAAATGCATTGAGCAAAGCTGAAAGCTATCTAGGTTGGGCTGGTATGTCTGAACAAGGTTTGCGTGAACAACTAGAGTTTGAAGAATATCCAAGTGATGCAATCGATTATGCGCTGGCTAATGTTGATGTCGATTACAACGAACAAGCTTTGGCTAAAGCGGAAAGTTACGATGATTGGGCATCAATGTCAGATTCGCAATTGTACGATCAACTTATATTTGAAGGTTTTACAAATGAGCAAGCACAATACGCTTTAGATAACCTACCACAATAAATAACAAAAACACGCCCCTCCCTCGCCAAAGTTTGTGGACGTGATGAAAAATAAACCTGCTATAATCGGCTTACTTATCTATTCCTATTATAGCAACAAATAGGAGATGAAAACAATGTGGATCGAAACTAAAACTGATAAAAACGGAAAAAAAGTATATAAATATAATGAGCGATATATTGATCCAAAAACTAGAAAAAGAAAAAAAGTGAGCATTACTTATAAAAATAAATCTCGAGAAACTCAGAAAGTGGCATTGCTAGAGTTAAATAAAAAAATTGATATAAAATTAAACGAAAAAACACTTCATAAGCCTGATCTAACATTTCATGAGCTTGTTGAAGAATGGTTAGTTATATACAAAAGACAAGTTAAGGAATCTACATATTATCCTACGAATAATATATTAAACACTATAAAGAAGAAGATACCTGAGACTTACATCGTTTCTGGTATTAATACAATAGATTTGAATAATATTTTTGAAGACATGATATATAAAGATGACTTGTCAAATAAGTACGTCAGTGTAATTAAATCCAAATTGAATCTTCTTTTTTCATATGCTATGAAAAAAGGTTATGTAGAAAAAAATCCTATCGATGAAGTAGTTATTGATTATAAAAGAGAGTCAAAAACGATAAAAATTAAAGATAAATTTTTAGAAGATGATGAATATAATAGACTAGTAGATTTCACAACTTCACACAATAAAAGATATTCTCTCCTTTTCCAGTGGCTATATTTGACTGGGATGAGGTCTGGTGAAGCAATCGCATTAAGTAAAGATGATGTACACATTACCAATAATAATGCATCAGTAGTTATAAATGGGACGATGATGTATAGAGAACGTTCAATAGCTGATATGAAAAAATCTGATTCTACAAAAACAGCTGCCGGAATGCGAGAAATTGATTTACCAAAAAAAGCGATAGCTATTTACAATGAGCTTCTAGAATTAAATCCAAATGGTCAATTTCTATTTCAAACAACGAAAGGAACTCCTTTCCAACTAACAGCAATTAACACCTATTTGAGAAGTCATAAAGCTGACATGAAGATTGATAAAAAACTTAGTTCACATATTTTTAGACATACCCATATTTCAAAATTAGCGGAACTAGGAACTCCTCTGTATGCCATTCAGGATCGCGTTGGTCACGAAAATAGTGATATCACTGAAAAAATTTATTTGCATGTGACAAAAGGAGTAAAAGAAAAATTGAAAGAAGATATAGAAAAACTGTAACTTGTTGCCCCTTTTTTGCCCCTTTTTATTAATCAAAAATGTACCAAATAGAAATCGTTAATATAAAAAAACAGATAATAAAAAAAGAACCCTTGAATACCAAGGGTTCTTTCT